TTTATCAATGCGGTGTGGACGCAGGTGCAGACAATGTTCGAGACGGTGACAAGCGTCATTTCGGCACTGTTCTCCGCGTTCACCTCAGCGCTCAACGGCGACTGGAGTGCATTCGGCGAAAATCTGCTCAATGCCGGACAAATATTCCTCGGCGGGCTCGCTAACCTTTGGAATAACGGATGGACAGCGATTGGTAACTTTGCAACGCAGATTTGGAATGCAATCAAATCCTCTGTTTCAAATATCATCAACGGCATAAAATCCACGATCGGCACGGTGGTGGACGCGATCAAGTCTAAGGTGACGGCGGTGTTTTCGGCGGTAAAAGCGGCGATCGAAAACCCGATAAAAGCAGCCAAAGAGACGGTCACGTCAATTTTTAACGCCATTAAAAAGGGTATCGAAACACCGATCAATGCGGCGCGGGACGCGGTGCGCAACGCGATCGACAAGATCAAGGGCTTTTTCAATTTCTCTTGGAGTTTGCCAAGGCTAAAGCTTCCGCACATCTCCATTACGGGCAACTTTAGCCTTGTGCCGCCGCGTGTGCCGCATTTCGGCATATCTTGGTATAAAAAAGCCATGAACACGCCGATGTTGCTGAATAATCCGACAATCTTCGGCGCGGCGGGCGGCTCTCTGCTTGGCGCGGGCGAAGCGGGCCCCGAGGTTGTCTCGGGCGCTGCAACGCTGATGGACATGATCCGCTCGGTTGTGGATGACGCGCAGCAAACGGACGGTATGCCCGTCACGGAGTTGCACGCTATTTTGACGATTCTGCGCGAAATTTTGCAGATGCTCACCGGCGGCTCTCCGCGCGACGAAAAGCTTGCAGCGATGCTGGCGGACGCAATCAGCCGGATACAGTTGCAGGTGAACGCGGTGTTCGACCCGCGTGAAGCCGGTCGTGCACTTGCACCGGAAATGGACAAGCGGCAGGGCGGCACGGCAGTTCTGCGCGAAAGGGGAGTGGTCTGATGGGCGTGCTCATCGGCGAAAACGATATGTATACGGACTTCGGTATGATCTTGACGGATCTTTCGCTCGAAATGCCGGAGGTCAAAACGAAATATCAGGAGTTGCCGCTCGAAAACGGCAGCATCGACCTGTCCGAGGTCGTCACGGGGCGCCCGGTGTACGGGCTGCGCACGCTCAAACTGACGTTCAAGCGGCGCGGCGCTTCGGCATCGGAGTGGCTTTCGGTGTGCTCGCAGATCGCGTCTGCGGTGCATGGCAAACGCCTGCCGATTACGCTGCCCGATGACCCGGACCATTATTATTTGGGTCGTATCGCCTGTGTGCCGGGTGTGAAGGAATACGGTGCGGGCACGTTTGAGGTCACAGCGGTGTGTGACCCGTACAAATATGCGCAGACCGAGAGCACAGCTTCGTGCGGCGCGGGCACGACGGCAGTTTTAAACAGCGGCGACGAGATCGTCTCGCCGACCTTTACGGCATCGGTGGAAGGCATGACGGTGGCGCTCAACGGCGGCGCAGCGTACAGCATCGCGCAGGTGGGCAAGGCCGTAAAAATCCCCGAATTGTTGCTTTTGCCCGGCGCGAATAACGTCACCGCAACCGGCACAGGCAACGCCGTTTTGACTTGGCGCGAGGGGGTGCTGTGATTTGTTTAGGATTACAGCCCAAAACCGCAGCGGTATAACTTATACGTTATACGATCCCCGCAGCCCGGATTTAAAGCTCATCTCGCCGACGTGCAAAACGGCCGTGAACAAAGCCGGACTGCTCACCTTTTCGGTGCCGCTGACGCACCCGCACACAGACAAAATCGCAAAACTCGATACGGTGGTAACGCTGTGGCAGGATGATGCAATTTTGTTCCGAGGGCGTGCGCTCAACGACGAGTGGGACTTGCGCAGCACGAGGAAAATCGAGGTCGAGGGTGAGCTCGCTTACCTAAACGACAGCGTGCAGCCGCTGACGGTGTACCATGACATGACGGTGGCGGCATACTTTGCGAAGCTTATCGAGCTGCATAACGCACAGGTGGACGAGACACGGCGGTTTGTGGTAGGGCAAGTCACCGTGACAAACAGCACCGACAACGTGTACCGGCAATCGGACTAC